CAGATCGTCCTCGATCTCCTGTTTGAACACCGTGGGCCCGGAGAAAGACGCATCTATGCGGCGGTCAATATCCTGATTCTTCTCGGCAAACTCTGACGTGGTTTTGTCCAACTCAGGCAGCCGCGCTTGCAGGGCTCGCACTTGCTCCAACAGCCCCTCGGGAGTGGCTTTGTCCTCTCCACGTTGCACAATATTGCCGGTCAGCTCATCAAACCTGAACTCGGCATTGCGCGGTAACGCTCCCCCGATATCTCGCAGCAGTTCTGACAGCCGCTCGGTTAAGGCCGCGTCATCGTCAATGTCAATTTCAGCCAGATCGCCACGCTTTTGACTGAGCGTTCGCAGGAATCGCTTTGTCTCGCCACCCTCGAAAACCGCCTGAGTGGATGTTTCCAGCAGCAGCTCGCGCTCCTGGTTGAGCTTTTCGAGCCGCTTGGCTTGCAATGCTTCAGGGCCTATCAACTGTTCTTGCCCGCCTTCGAGCGTGGCTGATTCCGGCCCTACGATCTTGAGCCCGATGCGCTGATAGACTTCTTCCACACTTAAACCTGTTCTGACCGCCTTTGTGGTGACGTAGGCCGGTATGATCTCGGCAGCCGTCGCCGCGGCTTCTGGCGTCATCGTGGCTGTGTCAAGCAGCTGATCCTTAACGTCCTCAAATACGACCTCGGCCTGCCGCAGCACTTCGAGGTTATTCTGAGCTTCTTCCATCAGCTCCTTGACTCGATCCTGCAAATTCTTGTCACTATTTGACAGCTGATCCTGCGTCAGTGTCTCGGCCGACAGTTTGATATGTGGCCTGATCGACTCGAAACTCTCAGACGGCGTGACGTAAGTAGCAAAATCCTCGAGCGGAATTACCACGTCAGTCTCGCCGGCCAGCGCCTCGGGCAGCTGTTTGACCATTGCCTCGATAGCTGGATTGTCCTGTGTCTCGGCGCTCAGATCGACGCCCTCGGATTCGAGGAATGCCTGTACTTCCGTGGCCGTCAGGTAAACGTCTGAGACTGTGCCGGCATCCTCGACCGCATCCTTGATGAGCTGAGCGTAGATGGTCGGCGCTCGCTCTCTGACCTTGGACTCCTGCGCGTTCTCGATCACCGTGTCCAGGGTTTCCTGTTCGCTCTCGCTGGCGCTCTGTGTCCGAGCGCCCTGCACCGATGCAGATACTACCGAGCCCGGTATGCCGAGCCCTGTCGCTGCCTGTAGTCCGACCCTGCCGGCACCGCCAGCTCGTTCCAGTGTTTCCTGAGAAAATATGCCATCGACGGCGTTCTTAAATTTGAACTCATCGAAATCGTCACCGTCCAGAGCCTTCAGCAGATTGTCACCGATGATATTCGACAGCTCCTGCATGGCCTCGGTAATGCCCTCGCCGGCCACCGACGCCATGTAAGCAGACAGCACCTTTTTGGCTATATCTCTGCCGGTTTTCGTGGTCAGGGCTTGCCGAACTTGCTTCCGGATTAGCGGCTTGGCCCCTTTGAACGTCTTACCCAGGAGCCTCAGTGAGAATGATTCCAGTGCGGCATTGACAAAGCCGACCATGACCGCGCCAGCCGCGGCTGATTCCTCATCCAGCTGCCGGCCGTGTTCGTCGGCCGCCGTGAACTCATTGAACGCGAGCCCCGCTTCCAGCTCAAAGGCACCGCCGAATGTGCCGACCTTTGCGCCAACGCCGAAGCCGAACGCGAACGCCTTGCCGGTCAATGCCGGATTTTTTGTGACGATGCCGGTAGCGAGAGCAGCAACACCGCCTGTCGCCACACCCACCTTGCCAGCTTCAGCCAGAATCGCGCCGAGGATTGGCAGCTGTTCAAATACCGCAGTCGGAATACCGCCGAAGAACCCCGACTCATCCTCGAACTCCATGAAATGCTCGATTTCGGACAGCCGAGCTATGCGCTTCTGATCGACTTCCGGGCCGAGGTTCAGCACCGACAGCATTCGAGCCAAGCCGATCTCAGATGATTCGACTACCGCCAGCCCCTTTTTGCCGGCCGCTCCCAACCTGTCACGAAATGACAGCGGGCTACGCACAGCTCGCTCAGTGTTGGCGAGATTGTCGACATCATCGTGAGCCACGCCGGCCATGTTCGGATCAGACAGCAGCTGCGCGGTCGACGGCGCTTCCTCGAACAGAAAGTCGTAATCGTTATTGCGTTGCTGAATGCGGGATTCGACCTCGGCCTGTTTCAGCTCGACCACATCGGGAGTCAGCCCGGTGCGTTCGGACAGGTCAATGACCTTGGCCTGATTGTCAGGATTCTTTTGCGCGCCTACCCGTAGCGATTGCTCTAACCGTATCCGCCGTTCTTCGTCCGTTTCCTCGACAATCGCATCGAACTCGCTGCCTTTGGCCTCGGATATGTCCTCACCGACAATGGCATCGTATTCATTCGGCATTATTCTGTAGCTTCTTGGCGAAGGCGTCGATTATTTCATTCTCAGTCGGATCACGGCCTTTCAACCGTCGATAGGCAGACTCGATCCCACGCTGATCCCGTTCCGGCACGTCCTGAAGCTGAATCTGAAACACCTGTCGATCACGGCCACCGAACAGCCCGGACGTGAGGTTTCCGAGTCTGTTGAACGGTGACGCCGAGAACGTCGCCGGCAGCTCGACCTCGACCATCAGATCAGCAATGATGTTGTTAATCTCAGTCGGTGTTGCCTTGCCGGTCTTTAGTTGCTCAAACGCTTCCAGACGCTCTGTGAACTCGGCAAACGCCATTTGCCCTTTCGGCTTTCGAGCCTTTTTGGCACCACCAAGAGCTGCGATCATCTTGGCGTTCGGTGTCTGGATGCTGGTGAAAGCAAAGCCAGGATCACCGCTGCGAGCTTCATCTACCATCGTCACCAGATTACGAAATTCGGTGTCAGCCAGATTCAAGCGTTCATCTATCGGATCAATCAGCGCCAGCTCGCGCGGGTTCATCAGCGACAGTTCAGACCAGCGGGCCCAATTTGTGGCGTTCGGATTATCTCGCTCAGCTTCCAGCTTCAGCAGATGCTCTTTTTGGTTTTGTTTCAGTATGTCCCATGCATCCGGTACGCTATTGCGGATCGAATCAACGCTCGTACCGTTCAGCACGTCATTCCCGAGCGCCTCATAAGTATCACGGTTGACCGCTTCCCTGTTGGCATTGTCCTGATTGAATCGGTTAGTGACCCGCCGTACAGCGTCATCCCGTACCTCGATGTTCTTGCCGGCTTTCTTCCGGGCTGCCGCCAGCTGTTGATCCAGGGTGCCACCGTCACGAATCACGTCATCGGCAATGCCGGCACCACGCACCCGCACCGTGTGTTCCTTCAGCTTCGCCCTGATCGCCGTTTCGTCAGTAGCGATAATGGCATCCTTGAAGCTGTCCAGTAGCGACTCGGCATAGTTCAGATCGGTAATCAATGCGCTCTCGATGGCAGCTCGATACATGGCGCTCAGTGCCGTGTCGATGGCTACCTGTTGCGCTTCCGGCGGTGCGCCGTCGATCTTAGCGACGTTCTTAACTTCTTCGGCCAGCCTCACCGCGACCAATTCGAGGTTTGATTCAGACGGATCATTGGCCGCCGATTCCAGCTGCTGTTGCATATTGGCGACAGACACAGCCCGGTCCCACTTCTGACGCTCATCGAACGAATGCGCGCCCATCTTGACCTTTGCGAGTTGCGATCGCTTGTTGGCGTTCGCCGCAAATATCTGATTCTCTGTGGCACTTGTCAGAAATTCCTCAGCCACCTGATCGCGTATCTCATCCAGCTCGGCGGTCGCACCACCCAAACCGTCGACGGCGTCCTTGCCCTGCCGTTTGAAATAGGCGTCATCGTCCAGGTACAGGCGCTTATTGCTGCGCTCGATAAATGCCGCGTCAGCTTCTGAGAGTGTAATCGCTGAGATTTGCGCGTCAGCTCGACGCAGCGAGTCGCCAGCTTTGATAAATCCCTGTGCCAACGCTTGACCGCCGGCATCACTTGGCGCTCGCTGCAACGGTGAAGTAATTGGCCGCGGAGCAACCGTCCTACCCGAAACTGTTGGAACTGTAGCCATTAAGGGCCACCAAGCAAGAAACTCGTAAATGATGGGTTCTGATTCCCTGCCGCTATCTGAGTTTTCTTAAATAATTTCCACCGCGAGGACAGCTCGGATCCACCAGTGAGCAGGGTGCCACCAGCTTGCAGGAAACCAGTTGTCCGAGCGTTGCGACCCTCGGCCAGTGAGATCGCCGCACCGGACTCGAAGGCAAACGCTTCGCGCTCCGCATTGGCCCGGATAGTGAGCGCATCCAGCTCGCCAAACTGAGCCGTATCGGCAAGAATTGACACCGCACCGCCGGTATTGATCTCGCCACCACCCGCGCCGAATGTCGCGGCCTGCTTGCCCTTGATCTGTGCCGTCTTGATACGCTGTTGTTCGACCGCAGCCTCACCGCGATCCCGCGCATCATCAGCCATAATCTGTTGAATCTGAGCATTGGCTTTGCCGGCCGCATCCGCCGCAGCGCCTTGCTGCGCTGAAGCGCCGGCACTGATCAGCGTACCAATCAGGAGTAATGTATTCGGCTCACACATCAGCGAATCTCTCAAATTTGTGGAATGGAGCTTCAAACGGCCCCGCCGGCACCGGATCATGTATCGTGAAGTTCAGGCTTTTCAACCACCGGATGCTTGCCGCGTTGCCGGCATGGACGAAGTTCAAAAGGTGCGGATAGACCGTATTCATAAAGTCAACGTGCGACCCTGATTCCTTCACAAATTGACGGCGCACTTTCAACATCCCATCAGTCCCTAAAAGCCACGGAGTTCCGGCGTTTCCGAGTATCGACACAGAGGATAACCCAAAAATGCCGATAGGCTCCTTATCCAGCAGAATTGTCCAACAATACAGCGAGTCGTTAAAACCCTCCACCAGTGCATCGTGAGGCGTCTTTTTGCTGGCAAGGTAAATCTCCTTCACGTCAGCCTCGCGCATAAATTCTGCCACTGGTTCTATGTGTTCGCGCCTCGATCTGACAGTCTCAGCCAAAATCGACATCAGGCACTACAGCAAGAATTGTCATAGGCAGAGGGTCATCCTGTCGAATGAATATGTGTCCGTTAGAAGTCCATTCAGCCTCGACGTGAACGCGAACCTCAGTCGTTTTGTTCGATAACGCTGCAAAATTGTCGGCCACTTCACGGCCCGATAGTTGCTGACTCAGCTTGGCTGAGTTCGGCCCCACCTTGCCGCCCCTTGTGCTCTGAATTTTGACGATCAGCTCGCTGACATTCATGGGCTTGCCGCGTACTGACTGCGAAAGCGGATCAATGTCCAGGGTTTCAAAATCTGACACGATGGGAATACCGATATGAATTTTACTGGCGGCGTTCAGCAGCGTGATTGCCCCATTTGTGACAGTCAGCGTTGTGCCGAGATTATTCGTTTTGACCACGTTGCCGTCAGCCAGCGCCACCACGACCTCGCCCTCAAGATGATCCAGCCCGCTGATTGTCGTCGCTGGTACTGAATCGTAAGTGAGCCCTGAATCCACAAAGAACGAATCAGCTTCGACAGCAAATTCTCTCGACTTCAGCCGCTCGATGTAATTTTTTGAGTCGCCGTCGATAGTCCGGTCAACCAGAAAATAGACCTCGCTTGTTGAGTCGGTCACCGTATTGGACGGAATGACAGCCACCGACCGCACTCTGCCGCCGTCGAAATCGTGTCGGTGCCAGCCAAATACCTGATGCTCCTTGAGGTACGTCAGCCCCATCACGTCGCCGTCGTCCAGCACACACCACACAATGCCGTCCGGTTCTTCAGCGTAGGCCATGTCAACTATGTTCCGGTCGACGCCCTCAAAAAGATGCTTCGCCAGCAGCGATACCTCATTGCCAAAGTAACTGTCACTCTGAAACGAGTAGCCGAGATCGCGCATACTTCGACCGCCGGACTCGACATACAACGCGGTGTCACCAATCAACACTGGCCGCACGTCCGACGAACCCCGAGAGCCAGCCTGCTGCCGGAAACCGATTGAATCAGGCGTGAGAACGCCGTCCTGCCCCTCAGTGACCCGCCACACGCCCCCGGACGTCAGTATTATCAACGCATTCAGATCGACGAAATGACGTATCTCGTTCACTGTGTACGACGCTATGGTGCGTTCCAGCGCATCATCAGCCTTGATCGGCCGCGATATGTTCATTGACTTGAAATTGCCGGATTGAGTGGCAAAAACCGTCTGCCGATTGTTGTTCGTGCGACCGAATACCTGTCGCTGCTGGTAGTAACTGACGGCCCCAGGAAAATCATCAGTGCCGGGAAACGGATCGCGTACTATCGGCGGCGTGTCTGTGATGTCAGGCAGCAAATTGTAATCGCGGAAGGCCAGCGTCTTGGACTCGCCAATCCAGCCATATATGTCGGATACCTCGGACTCAGCCTTGTAAATGTTGTAATAATCTGCGCCCGCCACAGAGCCCCAACCCAACGCCACAAAATGAGTGCCGTCCAGCGCCGTCGTAGTCTCACCCGCCGCCACGCTCTGCACCGATTCCTGACCGCTAGTATCCACAACAGTTACAACATATTCGTAAGTCTTGTTGAACGTACTCGCTCCGGTTCCCCCGGCATTCGCAGTCAGTCCAGCCGGCGCTGCAATGGTCGGCACGTAGGAAATTACGGTCAACGTCCAAGCATCGTGAGCTGTACGAGCCAGATCACGCGGGGCCTGACCTTTCTCCGTGATGGTCATTACATCGGCCGACTGTGTGAATTTCAAAGCGAATGCATCAAGGTACGGCGTCGTAAGCGTGAATATCTTGGCTGACGTGCCACCGGACACGTAAGCCGATATCTCCGTACCGTCAATTCCTGACAAAACGAAACTCGCGCCACCGACACTGGTCAGAACGAATCGCTTATTGTTCAGCTCGGTAGAGCCGACGATTCCGGTGATAAATACCTCATCCCCGTTGCTGTATGTGTTGGCCGCAAACACCTGAACGGTGGCGGTCAGAGTGATTGCGGTGATCGTGTCAGTCGGCAGCAAGACATGACCGCCGTCCTTTATCACGCGCATGTACTGACTGCCAAATTCGAGGATGTAGGCTTGATCCTTGTTGAACTCGAAGGGAATCAGACGGTTTGCCGGCTGGCCGACCATTTCGCTACCGGAGCCGATAAACTCAGTGCCAGTGCGATTCAGGACGCCGCCCTGCGGCTTGATTGTCATGTTGCGGAGTGAGGCCAGCCCGGTCTGAAACTTGGTCAGATCAGCCCGACCGTGTAGCGAAGGCGCTATCTCCCCGCCGGTAAAGTTCCGCTTTGGAAGATCGGCCATGTCAAGATGCTATCGGCCGTTGCTCGACCCCGACCGACTCCCCGTATGCTTCGATTATTTCGCTTTCTCGCCTTGGGCCAGGAAACTGCTCGCCGGCATTCGCTGAGATTGCCGCGCTGACTGCGTTCACGTAAGCCTCAGCAAGATCGTCGCGCATCAGCCGACCTTTCGATGTTCCTGCGATTGGCACCGCAATAAATACCGCCAGCTGATAACTCAGAGCAATCACAAAATGCGGGTCAAACTGGTTGGGGTCTGTCAGCTTGAACGTGTACGTCGCACAAGCCTCATCCTGATTGGTCAGAATTGTCTTGTTGCCTGCGGCATTGAAAGCGACCTCATAGGCCAACCGCGGCGTTTGATGCCGTAACTTACCCGGCGGCGTGATATAGCGGATTTTCAGACAATCAGCCGGATAGGCGTAGCCAAACGACCACTCGTTCGGTACTTCGACTTGCTTGGCAAGGGCCGCAGTTTTGCCTGAGAAATTCCACGGCATGTCTGCCAGAGACAAATCGCGCGCCGGCCCGTACCAATCACTACACGCTTGAGCTGCTGTCCCTTCGTCTGTGAGATTAAAAATTCTCTCAGCGCGTATGTGATTTAGTGCGAGGTTGCAAATGGAGACTTCGGAAGTCAAAGCACTTCAACGCCATCGTCCTCACCGGGCTCACCCGCTGCGACTTCGGCCTCAGCCAGTGCCGGATCAGGCCGTGTGCCCTCATCTTCGCTTGCCGCATCTTCCGCAGCGTCAGCTTGAGCTTCGACCTCAAATTCTGGTTCGCTGTCAATTTCTGACACAGCTTCCGCTGCCGCATCGACAGACTCAAACCAAGAACCGGTTAGACCGTCACGTGCATCGAACAGGTTGCCTTCAGTCTCCATGCGGTCATTGATGTAGCCCTCGCATCCGGGCAATACACGATATGTAGCCATCGTCGGCCTCCAAGTAAGCGGGGGCGAGCGAACCCGCCCCCTATGGTTACACGGTTACGCAGGCTTAGTCTGCATGCCGAGGACGATACCGGATGTCACCGTGTACGTGGGCGAAGTGCCCGCCAGAACATAATTCAAACGAATGAATTGCTCTGTGGTGCCATCTGGAATGTATCGGATACTCAGCCGATCACCGGCTGATCCACCCGCGAGGGTGGCAGACACAGCAACAGTAGTGGCCGATGAAAACGCCGCTGTCGTATCCATTTGCAGCTGAGCAATGAGTGTCGGTGACGTTCCACCGGAGTTCACTACCAACTGGATCAATACGTCAATCGGTGTTCCAGGGCCGATGTCCCGAACCAGCGCATTGCTATACGGCGGCGTCTGAGCTGCCGTTAGGTCAATGAGATTGGTCGAGACAGCAGTCACTGTCAGGGCCTGATCGTCAGAGAACAGGGTTTGTAGATCAAGGATCATTTCAAATTCCTCTTGTTAGCGCATCACAGCTTACGTGATTTGCGCCTCGGTGTTTACAAGTGCATCGGTCTGACGCAGAGGCATTTCACGGTAGCTCAATACTTCCTTGCCCTGCACTTCCATCGGACGTAGCCGAGTGAAATTGTCCGTCACAGCTTGGTTATTGCTGATCCGATCCAATGCCTCAAGTACATCACGGTTCAGGTAAATTGCAGCCTGACCGCCAATGGTGATGCGCTGGTGCAGCTTGTAATAAGCCTGCCGGAAGAAATTGAAAATCTCCGTGGTGCCGGCCTGCAAATCGCTCAGGTCGATGTTCGCAATGCGAACGATATAGCGCCAATCTCTGACTGACAGACCTACATCCCACATGAATTTTTCGCGGTGAACGTCGAGCAGGGAACCGTCAGAATTTGTCTTGGTTTCCATGCCCTTGTCGTCACGGCTGAGCCCTGCCTGTGTTCCTGAAGGGAACAGCCCATGACACGTTCGCTCGCCCCACACGACGAACCAGACCGAACTGTTATCCGATCCAGTGCCGCCCGCGTCCACAATCTGAGCGCCGTTCTCAGCGGTCTTCGAATTGAAGCGCGGAGCCAACCCCATGAATTGCTCGGGGTCAGTCGCGGTGTTGCCGTAGAAAAACGTCGTCGCCATCTGGTTCGACATACCCTCGATGAAGGCGGCAGACTCGTTGAGGCGGAATTGCCCCGGATTTCGCGATAATGCGACCAGCTTAGAGTCGATCTCAGACCAACTCTCCAACATGCCTGTCGTGTCGGTTACTTGCTTCACGACTGACTTGGTGGGCTGAACGCCCTGATACAGCCTGCGCCATGTGCCGGACGGTAGTCCGGTACGAATGGTCGTCAGGTGTTTTGTACCATCGTTACATTCGACCACGCGCATGTCCTGGAGTATCGGATTTTGCTCTGCGAGCATTTCGATAATCGTCGACGTCACTTGGCCGTCGCCTTCCTGTTGTTTGAACAGGTCAGCGAGCGTAAGGAAGGTAGTTCCGATTGTCGCCATTGTTAAGCCCTCTTAGCGTTTGGATATAAAATCTCTGCCGCGGATTTCGGGGTATCCGACGGATCAGCGTCGCCACCCGGTACATCCTCGGCAATAGTCAGCCCCACTTTATACCAAGCGCGGATCACATCAGGGTGATTGCCGAGCCCGGTGTCTTGCAGGAGCTTCATTAAGCCTGGACTACCGAACTTGTCGAGTGCTGCCTTGGCCTTGCCGACCTTCTGCTCGAAGTCGTCGCCACCAACCACGGAATCAGCTCTCGCTTCGTCCTGCCAGTCTTTATTCTGCTGAGCGTATGCGTCATTTCGCGTAGCCGAATCAGCCTTGATCTGATCTGCGAACATATTGACGAGGGCCTGAGCGCCGACTTGCGACAATCCGACTTCCTTAAAAATCGGCCTTGCCGCGTCGAGCAACGCAGTATTTATCTCTATGTCCTGGGGCAAATCAAAATCGGCGTATTCTTCGGGCGCTCCTTGCGGGCCGTCAGCACCGTTTGTCAGCACCGTTCCATCATCAGGCGCGGCTGCTGGATCAGCCGCCGGATCGGCAGCTGGTTGAACTTCTGGATCGGCTACAACAGGGTCAGCTGCTGGTGTCGGATCGTTGTCGGGCATGGTTCTGTTCCTTAATTTTCTCTTGATGCTCTTGCATCATAAGTAAAATCTTGTCGGGGCAAGCCCCCTCAATCTCGTCGAAAAGCCATAGTCCTACATTTCGCATTCCCTCGTTGAAATTGGTCTGATCGTTCTGTGCAGCGAATGATGTCTTATAAACCCGGCTCTGTGCAAGTATTCGGGACACAAAGCGCCGGCCGGCAGGAGTGTCCATCACGGCGCAAACGTCGTTCAGCTGTTCCCGGCGGTCTTGTTTTTCCTGTTTTTTGCTTTTTGATTCGGTCACGGTCGAACGGCATCAAGCGTATCGGTCAGCGCGTTTTTGCCTGACGTATCCGCACCAGCGAGGTTCTGAACACCCTCAGTTGCCGGCACCGCGGCAGCGGCAGCCCGATCCATTACCGCCTGACGTGCGGCAGCCGCGCGCAGAGCCGCAACATCGTCATCAGACAGCACAATCCCCGGAGCGACCCCAACCGCTTCGGCGTATTCGTCCACCATTTGATCGCCGTCAAGTTTATCCAGCGCCTCGGGTTTCAGTTCCGCGATATTGGCGACAAATCCAGCGACTTTCTCGATTGAATCGGTAGCCACCGACTTTTGAGCGGTCTGTAGCACTGAAATATATTCGATTCTCAGGGGCTGGCCTTCCAGTTCCGGCGGTGGATCAGGAATAATGCCGCCTCGCAGCGCGATATTGAAAACTCGGTCTATCAGCAGATCAAACAGCTCATTTTGTGACCGTTCCAGCATCGGCCCCAACATCAACAGTTTCTCCGCTTTCTTCTCGATTATTTCCTCAGCCGTGACCCGCTCCCGGTTCTCGATATTGGCGAACATCAGGAACAGATCGACAAAGAACGCCGCATTGACCCGGAACTCAGTCGCTGAAATATCTTCTCTCAGGTCAGCCAGCTGCGGATTGATCTCGTAAATAGGCTTGACCCCCTGACCCGGAGTATTGGTGTCAACGTATGACACTTCCCCAGGTATCAGCGATATGCGCCGGCCCTTCATTTCAGACGGCGCCATGAGCGGTGGATCAACCAGCTTATCGACCGCCTGAGCCTTTTTCTTCTCAAGTACCTGTAGAGCCTTGGCGTCGCCCAAAGCGGTCATACCGGGGCACTCAGTCCCGTAATCGTCCTCATCGGTAACGTCCCACCGCGGCGTCAGAATCGGAAACTCAAGAAAACCGGACTCGCGCAAAAATTTTGTGTTGGCAGCGCCTTTTTCGTAGTAAACCGAGCGCCACGGCATATCGCCGGCCAGCGGGCTCATATGATCGCGTGTATCGTTCGGCTCGACAAAGTGAACGATGTCCACCCAGGTTTCAGTGTTGCCATTGTTGAAATTATTTTTCGTCGCTTCTGTCACGTTTTGAATACCGAACTCGCTGACCACCTGAGACACCTTGAGCTGGTATTCGCGGGCAAACGTGTCGATGACCCCCTTGCCGTTGCTCGACAGAAAATACGAGCCAACCGTGTAGGTGCGACAGTGAATGACATTATCGAAATCCTTGAATACGCCAATGGCCGAGGTCGCAAAGGTCGCCAGCTCAAG